GCATATGATTACTTATCCTAAAGAAGATGGGCAGTATATTTCAACTGCCCATCTAAGGTTGTCCAGGAGCTAGATCTGATATGACAACCTATTTTATCTGCGTCTCATCACAGTGTTTTCAGCAAGTTCTTTCCAATTTGGACTTACCTTAGTAAGATCTGCTATCTTCAATGCCATTCTCAAACTTACTTCTCTTAATTTATCCTTAACTTCGTCCATGAAGTTAATAACTTGATCTTGTGCATCTTGTGACATATCATAGTCCTTAAACAGTTCGCCTGTTGCACATATCTGTTTAATACGTAAGAACTTGTCTCTCATGGTATCAAGTGTAAGATCTAAATAATGACATCTTGATTGTAGTGCTTCTAGATGGTCTTGTAGTTTTTTACTTCTAACATTCTCAAACTTTACGTTGGTAATAAAAATCACACCGCCTTTGAATTCAAACTTGTTTGGAATACCTTCTGATCTTAGTTTTGCACTGTCTGCATTCCAATGTAGAACACGTCTTTTACCTGAATCAAGAGCGGCTTTCAGTATGTTTAGACTGAGTTCGTCCATTAGCACACTATCACAATCATCAAATACCAACACATGATTAGCATCTGCATGTTCATATAGTTTTGCATACAAACCAAGTGCAGTCATCGCACCTTTTACAACTTCGTACTTGATAGGTCTGCCTGCAATACTATCCATCATTGAACTTTTGTCTAGTTCTTTTTCTACACCAAAACTCTTACCAACTCCTGGAGGTCCAGTAACAATCATAGCTCTAACATCACCAGCAATCACTGCTTTGGTCATGTCGTGTAATATACTGAAACGTGTAGCAATACGGTCCATAACCTGCTGATCAGTTTCAAAATTTATAGTTTTAGAATCTTTCTTTTGTACTTGCATTCTAGCTCTCCTATGCAATATTGTTTTCTAACTGTACATACAGCTTAACACATATAACCTATATGTCAACCTGTTTTTGCAATAACTTCAGACATTTTTCCAGCACATGTCTGTTTTTTAAGTTTCAAATACTCATTTCTTACTGCAAGTGCTTCTGATGCAGTAAGACCTTCCCAGATTTCAAAATCCCCATTTTCATTTTCGCCTAACACATACCACATTATTTTTTCTCCTTAGGTCTACCTTTGGATCGTTGCCAAGGATTGTTACTATAACTTTCTGTTCGTGCATTGGTATCAACAATAGTAACTTTGCCACCTCTAGCAAAGTACTCATCGTACATTGCTTGATCCTCTGGATCTTGTGCTTTACGTGGTGTTGAATCTAATATTGGTTCTTTGATTTCTTCTGACATATTTGCTCCTGTATAAAAATTTGATCTAAAACAATCAGTACAGATGATCAGTCTGTACCGGGTACTTTCTATCTTTCAGTCCATGGATTCCCTGAGTCGTACCTGACTTGTAAATCCTAATGTGCTTCTTCACAGTCCATCACACATTTCTAACTGTTACTTTTGCTATGTCATTTGTTTTTCCTTTTTTCTAACTATGCTTTATAGTAACATGGTTTAAGTATATGTCAACCTTTTTGTTTATTTTGGTCAAAAAAAATCGCCCAACTAGTGGACGATCTGATTAAAAACCGTTTAGGTAACTAAACGAACATGTTGGCGCCTTATCCCAACTTGCGAATTCTCTTTGTTACTTTTATTTATGCAAGTTCAATGAGCTTATAAAAATTATGGAGTGTAACCCCAATTCTTACCAGTATATGGGTTTGCTACTAAGGTAGCCGCAACTCTAACTGTAGCAGTAAACACGTCTCCATTGGTCAAATGAAAGCAATAACCGTCCCAAGCATAACCTGTATCTGCAGTATCTGGAAGTTCACATGCGGTGCCGTTGATTGCAAATGTATTTGCATTGATAACTGAATTAGCCAGTGTTGCATTTGGTTCACTGCCATCATGATATATACCAAAAGATCCTGGATTCCAGTACCATTTACCACCGATGTCTATTACTGGTGGCTTGCCGTCTGCTGGATAGGTATCATAGTTTGCATTATCATTGTTTGAAATATCGTTTATGGTTCCGATGCTGCATGATCCAGCACCAACTGTAATACTTAAACTGTGACTGGATTCAGCAGTATCATCTGCGTTGTTGAATGTAAATTCACAAAGTTCAACTTGGTTAGCAACATCTACATTAACATCCCATGTATCGTCAAAATCTACAACTGCGGCTGAAAGTGTGCCACTGTACACTTGTGATCCTCCCCATGATACTGTTAAAGAAGTGGACGCATCATGATTCATACCATATATTTTAATTGTTCTGTTAGCCATTGATTATCCTTAAATTATTAGCCTAACTATCCTAGGCATTTACAAATGTATTTACCTCCAGTGTTGAAATATAAACGGATCGTTACAATCATGTGGTTTAGGATTTCCATGAAATATCAACACACATACATGATCTGCTATTACAGTTTCACCGCCTTGATTTACATGCTTTCTGTATCTAAAGTCATAACCACCTTCTTTGGCTTGCCAACGATAGCTTATTATTCTATTGTTGTCATAGAATGCAACATGTTCTTTTATTTTGCTGTAAATGTAGTCTTGATCACCGTGCCATGGACAACGTGGATTGTTAACAATCATTTTCAAATCAAAGTCTTTATAAACATACTGATACTGATAGGGATCAAACCACATTATACTGCTGTTTATACAGTACCTTGAACTTTTCATGAGATATTTAAAATCTCTTGGAGCCCAAAACTTGTTAGCATCCATTTGCCATAGCCAATCAATGTTGCTCACAATCACTGTATCTAAATCAAAATAAAGCATTTTTGTGTATTTTTTTGACCAATGTGCTGGATTGAACAATTGTACTTTATACCACCATGAACGTTTAGGCCCTCTAACACCCTCCCATTCTTCTATGTCATGTCTGATATAATTTGCAGGTACAAATCGTGTGCTTTCAGTAAACACATGCATGCGTACTTTTGGTGTAAGATTACGACACAAACTACGATATAGTTTGTCAACATAACTCCAATCATAAAGTGTATCATGTATTAGGCAAGCACAATCGATGTATTCGCCTACTGAAGTGCGTTTTTTAATCGTGTCAACCATCGACCTTCTGCTATTTCTTCTACTGTGTATTCTGTATGACAGATTTCAACAAACCATTTTTCTCGATCTTTTACCTTAGGATTTTCAATGTCTTTGAATTTGATACTCATTGGATAGGCTAAACTTTTTTTATCAACTATAACATTTGAACCTGCGATTACTGCATTTATTCCTGGGCCGCTGCAATGATTTATTACACAATGATAGTTATAATCGATGTTGAATGCATCGTATGTGCTTTCTATTTGCATTGGTGTTTCTAGTGTACAGTTGTCTATAACTTTGTTCATCAACAACATTTTAAAACGCTGGGTTGGAATAAAAAATGGACAACGTGGATGATATCTTACAACAATATGCCTATCACTATGTTTCCTTATTTTGTGTATTAGATCTACAGTCCAGTCTTCTAGACTGGGCATGCCTTTCCATTGCAAACTTTTTTTATGCTGAGCCGCAATTAGAATTTTGTCGTTAAGTTTGTTGTTCTGTAAACTAATACCAAGTTTGCTAGGACGGTTATAATCTAGGTTTTCAGTATGACCATAGTATCCTTCTGAGGTAATGTTGTTGATGGCAATTTTCCAAGTAACTTCACGTTCTAATGCACCTGCATCAATAACCACAACTGGCTTTTCGAGTAAACGGTAATGTTCATATATCCGTTTGTTCTTGCTCATTCTGCCGTTCCACAGTATACTCCATATTACAACAGCATCACAGTCGAGGGAGTTTTCAACAGGTGTTATACCAGCACCTCGACAGCTGTTTAAAAATGCTTCCATTATCGGTTTGCTATTCAGGGCACACTGATCCGGATAATATGCTATGTTATTGATCAAAGGTTAAATACCCATATGAAACGTTACACAGTAATTACCACCTTCCATCAGGCAGGCCTCGATAAGTATGGTCAACGCATGATTAATACGTTTGAGCAATATTGGCCAGCTGATGTTGATCTAGTTGTGTACACAGAACAATGTGAACCTAGAATTACCAAGCCAAATGTTAGAACAATTGAACTGCTTGAGGCAAGCCAACACTGTAAACAATTTTTTGCTAGACACAAAGACAATCCTGAAGCAAATGGCAAACAAGGCCCACACAATCAAGGACGTTGGTCTCCTAAAAAACACTTCAAATGGCAAGGTTTACGTTTCAGTTATAAAGTTTTTAGTGTACATCATGCAGTACAAAACATAGATACAGAATGGGTAATATGGCTTGATGCTGATACACTTACACACAGTACTATTACCATGGCATTCCTTGACAGTGTTTCACCTAAAAATTGTCTGACTACACATCTTGGCAGGGGCGAGAAGTATCATAGTGAATGTGGATGGGTAGGCTATAACAAAACACACCCAATGTGTCAAGACTTTGTGCAAGATTTTGCTAACATGTATATTAATGATACCATGTTCGACTATCCAGAATGGCATGATAGTTATCTGTTTGACGTACAACGAAAACTTTACAGAGACAACAAAGGTGCCTATTTTCATAATTTAAATCCTGATCCAGATCTAAAAGGTTTAGCAGGACATCCTTTTGTAAACAGTGAACTTGGAAGATACATGGATCATATGAAGGGTGAAAGAAAAAACCTAGGACATAGCGAACCACGTGATGTAAAAATGCATCTGGATTTGCCCTACTGGAAAGAAGTAAAAGGTGTTAGATAGTTTGATTTTCAGTATTGCTCTAAGCACACACATTGGTCTACATGATGATTTTAACAATGTTCATCCACATGTTCAATATCAACACACAGGCGACTATATTGCAGGCATGTACTATAACAGCGACAGCAGGATAGGTGTTTATGTTGGAAAGAAATATCAACTCAAAGAACTTGTTGTCGAAGCAGGTATCGCACATGGATACAAAAGAATCAACATTGCTCCAATGATCAAAGTAAATTACAACGGATGGTATGTGGCACCAGGTGCTACTACGGATGACGTAGGTTTAGTAACAGGATATGAGGTAAAGTTCTGATGTATCAAGCACACGGATGGTGGTTTGCAGACCAAGACATACACTTTGCACACATGATTGATAAGAATATAAAAAAAGGTGGTCCACCTACCTACCAAGAACCTGTGCGTCGTAAAAGTTTAGGGTTTGTAAAGGAATATGGTGTTGCAATTGATATAGGTGCAAACGTTGGCTTGTGGAGTAGAGATCTTGCTCAACGTTTTACCAGAGTGATTGCTATTGAACCTGTTAAAAGTTTTACTGAATGTCTGCAAAAGAATGTACCGCAGCACAACATAGAGATATGGCCAATAGCATTAGGCACAGAAGACACCACAATTGACATGATTATAACTGAAGGAAACACAGGTCATAGTCATATCAACAAAAGCACAATTGGCACTGGAACTGTTAAAATGAAACGCCTTGATTCACTTAGATTAAACTTTGACAGAATCGATTACATAAAAATTGACTGTGAAGGTTATGAAATGCCTATACTTCAAGGCGGTGAAGAAACAATTAGGTATCACAAGCCAATTGTAGTTGTAGAACAAAAATTACATACTGACACTGGTATTACCAAAGAAACACAGTACGGTGCAGTTGATCTTCTTAAAAGTTGGGGTGCTAGAGAACTAGGCCGTGTACGTAACGATTGTATCCTAGGTTGGTAGATACTGTTCAAAATGTCTATATATGTCGCCATTTCGACTCTGTTCCAATGACCAATGTGCTTGTGCTAAATCACAAAACCATTGTGTGCGATCAGGCATTACAGGTTGCGTGATGCTTTTAAGGTTGTGATTTGCAACGTCCCAAGTAACTGCACTTTCTTCTGCAACAAATGTAGG